TTTGCTCAAATTGTTGATTCTGCTGCAAATCCAAATGATGAAATTATGGAGATTATACGAACCGGAAATTTGACCAAGTATCCACTCCATATGGCCTCTTTAGAAGAGAAGGCTCGAACTAACTTCACATCTCGTGTGATTATATGTACATCGAATACAGACGTTTCAGAGTTAAGACCAACATCAATTGTGTCAGCTGAAGCATTGCGAAGACGCTTTGATGTATGCGCTCAGGTTCGCATACAGAAAAAGTATGCAACGTATCGTCAAACTGACAATGGAGAGAGGGGTTTCCTTGATTCAGCCAAGGTTGCTGAATTAACAGGTAAGCCCTTATCGACTGATGTGTATGTGGTGACTCTGACTGATCCAATTTCAGGAGATCGATCCAAAACCAATATGTCGTATGTTCAATTTCGAGATTATTGTATGAAGAAGTATGAAGCCAAATTCAAACAGTGTACAGCATTACATGAATATTTGCGTGAACATGCAGAAACCGAATTGCGTGCTGAAATTGGCTTCGCGACTAAGTCACTTGTTCAGTCATTGACTCTCGAAGAGTTGAGTGCTTTGGGCAAGGAAAAGGTGTGCAAATTTTGGGAGAGTATTCGAAATCATGAAGCTCGTACTTGGGTAAATGAAAAGATTTCCTCTAGTATAGATGCTGTCTTGAAGCAGGGCGAAGAAAGTTGGCAAATGTTTGTTTCTTGTAAAGGGAAATACAATATTTGGAAGGATGAGTGTGTTCAGAAGGTTGGTTTGCTGATTGAAAGAGATTTTGTCTTTTCAAGAACTTTGGTAAATACCGTTAAGGAGCGAATTTGTAAGGTTCCCGACTATATGTCGGAAATTGTCAATGAGTTGAAGACCCTTGCACATGGTTTCAAGGAACAGTGTAAGAGCGTTTTGAGTAAGATCAAAGAAATTATAGATCGTCACCCTTTTCTTTCTATTGCTGCAATTACTGTCCCAATTGTTTTGGCATGTTTGTTCAAATTGTGTCGTAATAAAACAAGTGAAAGTGTTTTGTTAGATGCTCACCATGAGGGTTGTGTCGAAGGAGTTAGGTTCCAACATCGTCACAAATGTTTATGGTGTAATAAGGTTTATTCTCACGTCCACGCCTTCGTTAATGTTCAAGAGGCTGTTAAGAGGGGTCAATTGTGTCCAAAATGTCAGCGTAAGGGCGTTTCATCTGAATTTGATTTTAACGAACCAACTGGATATCGAATGGAATTGGGAACTTTGAAGACATTTGTTCCTTTTGCTCTTGTGGAAGTTGATGACAATTACGATCCAGCATATGCAGAAGAGTATGAACAAGAATTGGCTTCTTCTGGCGATCCCAAGACTCGAAAAGAG